CAAGAACACCTTACATGGGCAGGGAAAGCAATCTGTGAGTACCGTCCTGATGTAGTTGTTCACTTGGGAGATCATTGGGACTTCCCTAGTCTCTCAAGTCACGACAAAGCAGGTAGCAAGTACTTTGAAGGTAAACGCTACCTTGCTGACGTAGAGGCTGGCAACAAGGGCATGAAAGTGCTACTAGAGCCTCTCAAAGAGCTTCAAAAGAGCCAACGAGAGACTAAACACAAGGTCTATAAGCCTCGAATGGTCTTCTTAAAAGGAAATCACGAGAATCGACTGACAAGGGCTGTAAACAACAACCCCATGCTCGAAGGTTTACTGACCTATGATGACTTAGACTTGAAAGATTGGGAAGTACATGAGTTCTTACATCCTGTATTCATCAACGGTGTTGGGTTTAGTCATTATTGGCCTGTTGGCGCCATGGGGCGGCCTGCTGCTTCTCCTGCCGCTATTATTAGTAAGCTCCATATGTCTTGCGTCGCTGGTCACCAACAAGGTAAGCAAATTGCCTATGGGAAGCGTGCTGATGGGAAGCCTATCTGTGCTATTGTGGCTGGCAGCTATTATCTTCACGATGAAGACTATATGGATCAGCTGAGCAATCGTCATTGGCGTGGCTTACTGGTAATGAATGAAGTAGATGATGGACACTTTGACGAGATGTTCTTATCAATCGAGTACCTAGAAAGGAAGTACAATGGGAAAACCAACAATTAAAGAAGTTGAGGAATATATGGCAGCATTGAACATCCCTGAAGAGCGTTTTACGCAAGGCTTAAACGGCACAGCAGCATCAGACTTCAATGTAATTAGTAAACCAAAGCATTATATGTTGTTTGATGAGATGGAAATCAAGGAAATTGCTTTTGAGGGTAATGGAATTGAAGTGCGTGATGTCTGCGGTAAACTGGTCTGTAAAGTACGTGAAGGGTCTAATGTCCCTTTCTGGAAAGATAACAATCTTTTTGAATCAGATTATGTACAACTTATGCAGTACTTAATGCGCTTCATGGACAAAAATGGCAAAGAAGACCTCGAAAAAGCTCGTTGGTATCTTGACAAAATGATCTCTACATACTAAAATGCCTGCCCTCTTTTAAAAAGATTCAGTATGGAAGATAGAACTTTTTATGTATATACACATAACGATCCTCGAAACGGAGCGATTATGTATGTCGGTATCGGGCAGTATGACAGGGCTTGGAGTACTCGAAGAAACCAACGTAAAGAGCGACATGTTCTGTGGCTTGAAGAGCTTTATTCACTTGGTTTTACGTTAGCTGATATTGTTAAAATTGAAGTAAAGCGACTAACAAAGAAAGAAGCTTTAGAGTGCGAATCTGCCATGATTATGGAAGATCCTCCTGAGTTCAACGAGCTAGGAAATCCTAATCACTGGCAAAGAGGAAGACAGTATGATAAAGATATGGCTAATTTTGCTAAATCTTTACATGATATGGGATACGGCTATGTTCGCATAGCTTGTCTCATGGGCGGTACAAATCAACAACACATGAAAATAAAAAGGATGATTCAGAATGGGAAATAAAATGACTCCGTACCAAACGTACATAGCAAAAAGCAGGTATAGCCGCTACTTGGACGATAAAGGTCGTCGTGAGCACTGGAATGAGACAGTCTCTCGCTACTTTGACTTCATGGAGAGTCACCTACGTGACAAACATAACTACACTTTGACACCTGAGCTTCGTGGTCGTCTTGAAGGCGCTGTATTGAATTTAGACGTTATGCCCTCCATGCGCTCTCTGATGACTGCTGGAGATGCCCTTGAACGTCAGAACGTAGCTGGCTATAACTGCTCATTCTTGCCTATTGATGACCCTAAAGCCTTCGATGAGGCTATGTACATCCTCCTGTGTGGTACAGGCGTAGGCTTCTCTGTGGAACGTAAATATGTCAACCGTCTACCTGAAATCCCTGAAGAGCTTTTTGAGTCTAATACTGTGGTTCACGTTAAAGACTCCAAAGAAGGATGGGCAAAGGCCTTACGACAAGTTATGGCCCTCCTATGGGCAGGTGAGATCCCTAAGTGGGATGTATCAGGTGTACGGGCAGCAGGTACTCGTCTCAAGACCTTTGGGGGTAGAGCTTCCGGCCCAGAACCCCTTGTTGAGCTTTTCAAGTATACAGTTGCAAAGTTCAAAGGCGCTAAAGGCCGTAAGTTGCATACGATTGAGTGCCATGACCTTCTTTGTAAGATCGGGGAAGTTGTTGTCGTTGGCGGAGTTCGTCGCTCTGCCATGATCTCTTTGTCTGACTTGGACGATGATCGTATGGCGCACGCTAAGGCAGGTAATTGGTGGGATGGTAATGGTCAACGAGCCTTGGCTAACAACTCAGCTGTGTACGATGTCAAGCCTGATGTCGGTCAGTTCATGCGTGAATGGAGCAACATCTATGAATCACACTCAGGTGAACGAGGTATCTTTAACCGCTATGCTTCAGAAGCTCAAGCAGCTAAGAATGGTCGTCGTGTATTGGGTAAAGAGTGGGGCACTAATCCTTGCTCTGAAATTATCCTCCGTCCTTATCAATTCTGTAACCTCAGTTCAGTTATTGTGCGTTCGGATGACGACATGGCTTCTCTTACGGAGAAAGTCACTATTGCGACAATTCTCGGTACTTTCCAATCTACGCTGACTAACTTCCCTTATCTGCGTAAAGTGTGGCAGACAAACACAGAAGAAGAACGTCTGTTGGGTGTTTCCATGACAGGTATCTTGGATAACAAGTTGTTGAATAATGTGTACGATACTGGCTTGGCTGATCGTCTTGAGGAGTTGAAGAATGTCGCTGTGGATACTAATAAGCATCTTGCTGCTGAACTGGGCATCAATCCTTCTGCTGCGATCACGTGTGTCAAGCCTGAGGGAACTGTTAGTCAACTCACTGGTACTGCTAGCGGCATTCATCCTCAACACAGTAGCTATTTCATTCGCCGTGTACGCTCTGATGCCAAAGATCCGCTTACTTCTTTCTTGAAGGACTCTGGTTTCCCTTGGGAGCCTTGCGTTATGAAGCCTGATTCTACTGTTGTCTTTAGCTTCCCTATGAAGACACCAGAAGGTGCTCGTCTGCGTGAAGACTTGTCAGCTATTGAGCACTTGCAACTGTGGTTGACTTTCCAACGTCACTGGTGTGAGCATAAACCTTCAGTTACAATCTCAGTTAACGAGAATGAATGGCCTAAAGTAGGGGCTTGGACATGGGAGCACTTCGATGAAATCACTGGCGTATCATACCTACCTATGGATGGTGGAACTTATCGTCAAGCTCCCTATGAAAGCATCGACGAGAGCACGTATAATCTTCTTCTTAGTGGAATGCCGACAACGATTAACTGGGACAACATGCGTGAAGTCACCGATAACGTTGAAGGAGCACAAACCCTAAGCTGCACAGCAGGTGGTTGCGAGATCTAACTAGAAAGGACGGCCCTTCGGGGCCTACTATGCGAACTGTTATTGAAATCTGTGAAGAGAATCGAGCAGCTGGTAACAAGTTTATGGATATGTTTGAACTTAAATCAGACACTGTAGGCTTTATCGGCCCTTTGGTTCACAAGGAAACAGGTGAAAGCTATCAAGCAATGATGGCCCGTAGTGAACAGGAATGGAAGGATAAACATAAAAATGAAAACAATCGTATACAGCAAGCCCAGCTGTCCCGGATGTGACACATTGAAGGCTAAACTCAAAGCCGAAGGCGTGGACTATGTCGAGATAGTTTTAGGCAAGGATATGTCCATTGAAGCATTTAAGGAGAAATTCCCTACAGTGCGTTCAGTCCCTCATACAGTTTTAACAAAGGATGAAACATGGTAGTAGATTTCTCTTGGGCTGGAGGCCTTGTTGTAGGAATACAACAGAATGATACAGCAGTGGTTGAGACAGCAGAAGACGAATATGAATTCTGTAGTTGCGTCATGGTACATTTAGGATTCTTTACAGTATCATTCTTGTTTGTGTAGCGTAGAAACTAAAAAGCCCTCTTAGGAGGGCTTCTTTGTTATGCTTTACGGTATTCTTCTTCAGTCAAGATACCAGCTTTGTACTTGTTATCAGGCTTGAAGATAGTAAGCTCTTGTTGTCTCATCTCAGGTGCAAAACTGATGTGCATCCAACGACCAAACTCATGGATCATCTGATCGAACTTGATACCTGCTTTCTTGACTTCCTGACACAGTTGGTAAGGAGTCAGTTTAGAGCTAGAGACATCAATAGCCCAACCATCCATGTGTGAAGAGACTTTAGAACCTCCCACAGCCACGTTAACGGCTGGTAAGCGCAACCAAGAGTTGATACGCAAGGGGCCTGTAATGGCTCGAAGTTGCTCAAGCTTCTGAGCAGCTACTTTCATGTTCTCCAGTTGCAAAGCTGAAGGTTGATTGTCAATGCCTTGACGCACAGCAGTTTCGCTGTAAGTAGCTTCTTCGAGCGTAAAGTGTTCACTCAGATTCATTGCCATTCTCCCCTACTTTAATACCTGTAATCAAGCCGATAAAGCCACCAACAATAGTCTGGAAGGCAGGGCCTACAATGTCAAACACAATCTTGTCATCTACAGTAGTGTCCAAGAGAGCGATGACAAACATAGCCACCATAGCAACAACCACAAGCACCAAAGAGCCTGTAGCTGTGATTACACAAAAGTCTTTTAGCTTCATTTTTTACCTACTTTATCAGCTAGTTTTTCCATTGTTCGACCACCGAAGTAAAAGGACATAACCAGCATACCCCACTGACCCAACAGCTCTACATAAGCCCCTCGTGTCTCATATTCAAAAATGGAAGCAATAGCGAATCCACTATAAGCAACCAACAAGAAGATTAACACCATAGGGCGAATGTTCTTAGACAACCAAGAGTCAGAAGACATATCAGCCTTCATACGCTCTGTGAGGTTGTTTTGTTCAATCTCATACTCTTTACAGTCAATCTCTTTGAGTTTTGCAGCCAATTCAGGATTGTCTTTCAACGCTTGAGTAACTGCACTGGGCGTAGCCTCAACACCTAGCTTAGAAGCAATAGCGTTCATAGCCATACCACCCAGAGGGCCGGCTACAGCAGTCGCTAGAGCAGGTGCTGAATTTTTAAGCAGGTTCATCAACTCATTCATAGTGTCTCCTATCGAGGACAAGTCTGTACATGATCGTGTACAATAATATAAAGATACAACTCAAAAGGTAAAATAATACAAAATAACAAAGTCAGTAAGACTAGAAAGCTTACATAGGCTGTCTCGCTAGAAGAAGAGCTGCTGTTAGTCCCCATATTTCCAATACTATTAAAACCATTACAACAACCAAAGCCATCCTTTTACGGATCTTATTTATAAGCTTTGTCTTCCTTACTACTTCCTCTTTCTTCTTCTTAACTGTTAGAAGATGAGTTATCTCTTGTTTCTCTTTAACGATACCAAACATATTAACTACGTCAGTATAAAGAGCACCTAACTCAGGAGGACTCTGATAGACCATGACCTCTCTAATCTGCTTCTGAGCCTTCTCCATCTCCTTCTTAGCTACAACTAAGTCTAGAGAGACATCAAGTAGCTCATCAGGCTCAATGAACTCAGTATCAATACGTAGCTGCTGAGCTTCAATCTTCTTCTGAATAGCTATCATGGCTTTAAAGAACAC